AGCCCATTTATCAAGCTGGTGCCAGTGAGAGACAGACCCCAGGTCGTCAAAACTCACCTCCAGGAAGACGGTGCGGAATACAACGTCACCGATTACTCGTCTTTTGAAGCACACTTCGATGAAGAATTTTTGGAAGTAATTGAATTTGAGTTGTACAAATACATGGTATCGGAGTTAGGTGAAGTCGGAAAGGCATTCTTTTCGACCATCGACCTCGCATTTACAAAAGACAATTATATGGTGTTTAAGGCGTTCGTAGCATATGTACGAGCGACACGAATGTCAGGTGAAATGAACACGTCACTTGGCAATGGCTTCTCAAACCTAGTACTCGCAAAGTATCTGGTTTGGTGCAAGGACCCAAACGCCACCCTAAAAGGATTCTTCGAAGGGGACGACGCCCTCTTTACAGTAAACCCTAAAGCAGCAACTCCAACCGCCAGTGACTATAGAAGGTTGGGGTGTAACATGAAAGAAGTGATGAAATTCACTGACCTTGGTGAAGCTTCTTTCTGTGGCATGCTTTTTCACCCTGAGGACCCGGACTTGACAGTGGTAACCAATCCGCTTAAGGTTCTGGCCAAAACAGGCTGGGGTTCAAGAAAGTACGTAAATGCAAATGCACGTACTAAGAACGCCCTCCTACGCAACAAGGGGTACTCCGTAGCGCACTGCTACCGGGGCTGCCCGATCCTAGACTCCTTCGGGGGCTACTTGTTGCGGGTGACGACAGAGGACAAAGAAAGAGAGCAGAGGCTAGTCCAAAACTCTACATGGTGGGAACGAAACCAGCTGAAGGCAATTCGCACAGAAGAATTGCAATTGAGGAAAACGCCGCACCGTCTGACACGTGAACTAGTGGAAAGACTTTATGGAATAAGTGAGGAAACACAATTGGAGGTTGAGAGTTATTTGGATAACCTCACCGAACTTGTGCCACTCAAAATTAACACGCTTAATTGGCCAAGAGCCTGGACCGACTTTTATAGCACCTATACAATGAAATATGCGGACAAAGACAACTGCATATGTGAAGTAGGTGTCAATAGTCGTGAACGGGCAGCTGTTAATTTCTTGACGAGTAAGAACCCCTCTTTTGGGAAACTTGCTGCAGTCGTGCAAACATAAAGCCTTATCCGCCGGTGAAACGGTATTGGTGCCTGGAACCGCTAATAGTGGAGGAAACGGGGAAACGTCACGTCATATCTGGGCTGGTAACCCAGTAGTGATATGCTT